GGTCTGATTATAACGATCCTCGAGGGTTCCATACGTTTGATACAGAGACGAGGGAAATAACTTTTATTCAGAATCCTATTACAATGTTTAAGAAAATCTGGTATAATGACGGTGATCAGCGTTTCTTAGAGAGTGAGATTGATTATAAAGAATATGCCAGTAAGATAATCAAAGTAATCATTCAAGAAAAGAATAACCCTGCTTGGTTTGAAACATTCATTGACAATCTAGAGAAACAGAATCCTGTAGATATTCAAATTGTTGAAGATCATCTAAATTTAAATCTTGAAGAAGAAGAGGATCTTATTGATGAAGCTGAGTCTACTTTAGATATCTTCAAGAAGTATATTAGAACAGCGGAGACTAAAGGCGTTGATAAGGCAAAACTTGAATCTAAAATTGTCGAGCTTTATCATGAAGCGCTCTCAATCGAATGACATAAGTGAGCATGATCAGATAATATTAGACCAATTACAAGTGGCTTATCATATAAAAAGAAAAATAAAAAAAGCAAAGAAAATAATGAGAGATGATCCTCTCATAGATATGTTTCTTGAAGCCAATAAAAGAAGAATTGACTTTTTTGAAAATATGATAGATGATAAAAATCTATTGTCTAAGAAACGCAAAAAGAAAAAGAAAAAGCCAAAAGATATATTAACAGGAGAATCCAATAAAGATTTATATAGATTCTGTCGTGATTTTGTATATCATACAGTGTTTAATTATAAAATAGCTAAAGATTATGTATATGTTACATTATTCAGGAAGTAAATATGATTCTATTCAAGAAAATACGTTGGAAAAACTTTCTATCTACTGGTAATATCTTTACAGAAATGAGTCTTTGTGAAAAGGATATGACTCTTATCATTGGCCAGAATGGCGCTGGTAAGTCTACTATCCTTGATGCAGTCACATTTGGTTTATTCGGCAAACCGTTTCGTAAGATATCCAAGGGTCAGTTAGTTAATACTATTACTAAAAAGAATTGTATTGTAGAGGTGGAGTTCTCTATAGGAACTGTTAATTATAAGATTGTTCGTGGTATTAAACCAAATGTGTTTGAGGTTTATCAGAACGATAAGTTACTTAATCAATCAGCAGAAATGAGAGATTACCAGGAGGTTCTGGAAAAACAGATACTCAAGGTTAATCTAAAGTCATTCTGTCAGGTTGTTATTCTTGGTTCAGCTACATTTCAGCCGTTTATGCAGCTGCCAGTTGGTCAGCGTAGAGAGGTCATTGAAGATATTCTGGATCTTCAGATATTCACTACAATGAATTCTCTATTAAAAGATAAGGTTCTTTCTAACGGAGAACTTATTAATAACACATATAATGATAAAAAGATTCTACAGTCTAAGATTGATATGACTCTTGAACATATCAAGGAAATGAACTCTAATAATGAGAAACTAATAGAAGAAAAGAACAATCTAATTAAAGATACTAATGAAAAGGTAGCCAAGTTTAAAATTGAATATGAAGCTATTAATAAAGATATTAATAAGCTAACAACAAAGACAGAACAATCTGATTCAATTAAGAGAAAGATAGATAAGCTCAAGCAGATCAAGCATCAGATCGAAGCAAAAGTGCACAACCTGAACGAGAACAATGGTTTCTTTAATGACAATGATAACTGCCCGACATGTCTGCAGGTTATTACTGTTGAACATAAGAATTCTATTGTAACAGGCAATAATGATAAGATTGCTGAATTGAATGAGGGTTTAGATAAGCTGGCTACCGAATATGATACTGTCAAGAAACAGTTAGATGATATTCTTGAGATTCAGAATAAGATTCAAGATCTTAATATGAAAAAGATAGAGGCGACTACAAATATACGCTCTCTTGAGAATTATATCTCTCAACTGGAGAAAGACATTACTGGTCTATCTACTGTAAATGAAGATAAGAAAGACAATAAGATTGCTGAGTTTGAAAAAGAGCTCGATGATATATCTGGTAAGTATAATGTATTAGTTGAAGACAAACATATTCTTACTGCAGTTACTAATCTATTAAAGGACAGTGGTATTAAATCTAAGATTATTAAGCAATATATCCCTATCATTAACAAGTTTATTAACAAGTATCTGTCAGCTATGGACTTCTTTGTTCAGTTTGAATTGAATGAAGAGTTCAGCGAAACCATCAAGAGTCGTTTTAGAGATGATTTTTCTTATGCTTCATTCTCTGAGGGCGAGAAACAAAAGATAGATCTGGCTCTTCTATTCACTTGGAGAGCAATCGCCAAACTCCGTAACTCTGTGAGCACTAATCTCCTTATTATGGATGAAGTATTTGATTCGTCTCTCGATATTACAGCAACTGATTATCTAATGAATATTATTAGAGATCTCGCCAAAGACTCTAATATTGTTATTATCTCTCATAAAGAACATATGAACGAGAAGTTCTCTAACGTAGTCAAGTTTATTAAGCACAAGAATTTCTCTTCTATTCAGGAGTAAATTATGGAACTAAATGATACCTATCTATTGGAAGAATGTGAAGAGTTTGACTTCAAAGATCCTCCATTCGATCCTATTCAATATGCACAGAATCTCGTAAAATTTATGTATGATAGAAGTGCTCTTGGTGTTGCAGCAAACCAAGTAGGAACACCATACCGTATCTTTGCTATGCGAGGAGAACCAGAGAACTTTGTATGTTTTAATCCTAAGATTATTCAGCCATCTGAAGCAGAGGTTCTGTTAGAGGAAGGTTGTCTTTCTTATCCAGGACTTCTTATTAAAGTAAAAAGATCTCAGCATGTTCGTGTTAGATTTCAAGCTCCTAACGGAGAAACAATGACCAAGCAGTTCACTGGTCTTACAGCAAGAATCTTTCAGCACGAATACGAACATCTTGAAGGCGAAAGATTCTATGATAAGGCAAACAAGTATCATAGAGATCAAGCATTTAGGAAATGGAAGAAATGAGATACTTTGAATTTGATATGTTGAATAAACACTTCGACGAGAGATTAGAATACATCTCTTCGTGGATTTGGCTTGCCTTTTACCTAATTGTAGGTTATACTATATTCAAGTTGTTTAAGGAATACGACAATTGAATATCTTTTATCTTTCTGAAAATCCTGTTGAAGCCGCCGAGTGGATGGTAGATCGTCACGTAGTTAAGATGATCCTCGAGTCCGCACAATTACTATCGACTGCTCACCGTCTCCTCGATGGTAGAGAGATACTGTTAGAAGTAGACATCCTTAAAGATGACGGAACCGTTAAAACTAAGAAAAAGAAATGGTGGTTATTAGATGACGCACGTGAAGAAGTTATATACTCAGCTACGCACATTAATCATCCGAGTGCTATATGGGCTCGTTCAAGTGTCGAGAATTATAATTGGCTCGTAGATCATTTCTTTGCTCTTATGGCAGAGTATACTCATCGCTACGACAAACAGCATAAATGTTATGGTGAGATATCCTATATGCTTGCTTCTCCTCCAAAGAAGTTAGAAGAGTTTGATATGACAAAAATGCCTTCTTGTATGGCAGAAGAATACGTTATTGGTTCTGATCCTGTCAACAACTATCGTAATTATTATAAGATGGGTAAGACTCATCTTCATAAATGGACTAATCGCGAACCTCCGGAGTGGATTAATGGGTAATATGTATCAAGATGTGAAAGAGTTTCAGACAGCTGTTGGACAGAATATTGGTGTTGAACCAAAGTTTCCTAATATTCGTGAACGTAAGTTACGTATGGATCTTATGCTTGAAGAGATGAAAGAATACTTTGAGAGTGAAGAGAAAAATGATCTGGAAAATCTTGCGAAAGAACTGGCTGATATTATTTACATTGCTTGTGGGACTGCTGCATCTTATGGCATCCCACTCGACAGAGTATTCGATGAAGTGCACGCCTCAAACCTGGCAAAACTAGTAGATGGTAAACCCATTCGCCGTGAAGATGGAAAGATCCTCAAGCCAGAGGGATGGACTCCTCCTGACATAAAAAAGATCTTGACAATTTGATAATTTACTATATAATATATGATGAATGTATTTGGAGGCCGTGATGGTAAGACGTATTGTTGCTCGTGAAAAATTAGATTGTGAACATCTTCTTGGAACTTTTCTTGATGAAAGTCATTATGATAAGTTGATTGAGGAGGATTGTGATTGTTATATGCCTCCATTATGTGATGTTGCAACAAAGGCAGATTGTGGCTCCAAAGAGTGTGAAGACTGCGATAAGGGTAATGATGAACTTCGTATCGCATTTAAGTTACGTAAGAACTACTTTACAAAAGAAGAATGTGAAGAAGCATATGTTGGCTTAAGAGAAGCTGCAACCGAATCACAGAATCGTGGTCTTGCTGCTGGTCCTCGTGGGCCAATGTTAGCATGTGAAGGCAGAGGTGGTAGAGATTGGGTTTCGCCTTATCAACATGAGATTCTTGAGTTTCTTATGGATGACGGAGCATCTCTGTTTAATGATAACTCAATTGAAAAGATCCGTGCAAAATACGCCGATCCTAAGTTCAAACCAGCAGATGAAACAAGAGGAACTGTTTGGTTACGTTCAGAGGTAACTAAAGTATATCCTGAGTATCATGGATGGTTTGATAAATGGGTTGATGGTTTATCTAATAAGCCAAAAGAGGATATCCGTGCAGAAGCTATAAAGGTAGCAGAGAAGTGGGCGTCAACAACCAACTATGCTAAGTCAGTATTCTCTGGTGTTGCTGGTTGGTATGACCGTTATCCTCGTATTCCTTATGGTCGTGCGACTGCTTATACTGAAAAGAATCCAGAACTATTTGCTAAATCGTATCCATTCTTACAATCTCTTAACAGAGGTTTCAAAGAACTGTTGCCATGGCGTTGGGCTAATCAGAAGGCAGCTGCGGATAAAATGGATCCAAGATTTCTTGTACCGGAAACTGTGTTCACAACTATTACAGTGAATAAGACTTTCCGTACAGCTGCTCATAGAGATGCTGGAGATCTTGATTCTGGTCTTTCTAATCTACTTGTCTTAGGAACAGGAGAATACACTGGTGGTTATCTTATATTTCCTGAATATCGTATTGCTGTTAACGTCCGTCCTGGCGATCTTCTTCTCGTTAATAACCATGAAATCATACATGGTAATACTCCTATTATACTTAATAGCCCTGATAATCCTAATTGCGAAAGAATCTCGGTAGTTTGTTACTTCCGTGAAAAGATGTTAGAGTTAAAATCTTATGAGTATGAAGTTCTACGTAGACAGTTTGTTGATGAACGTAGATTGAATAAGTCTCATCATCTCCAACGTCCATTGTGGAATGGCGTGTCTCCTGGTATGTGGGAAAGTAAAGAGTGGTATGATTATCTTCATGCGCATGGTATGAAGGATCCTTATGGCAAAGCTGAAGAAGCAAACCTGGAGTCATTTTTCGGATGAATTTAGATTATGTTAAGGTTAGAGATCTTCCTGGTTATGTAGATTGGAGATTGCCTGAAAATAGAATTGAAGCGTTCGCTCGTGTTACGCATGTTCGTTTTGTTGAAGGCGATCTCGATCACCACCACGTTGGTAAAGTAATATGTGATTACTCCAATTATGATAATGAGCAGAAAGCTCTTTATGCTATGTATTTCGGTCAGTCTTACCGTAACCATTGGTCAATGATTGCTATGCAGTTAGATCTTTGGAATATGTCTGACGATCAGTTAATCGACTGGCATAATAAGAATTGGCGTAGAATGAAATTCGGTAATGATACTAAGTGGAATGTTCGTAAGTTTCCACAGTTTGTTATTGATATGAAAAAGCGTATAGGCAAAGGTAGCCTATATGAGTATCTTGGTAATGCTGCTAATGCTGGTTCAAGAGAAAAGAACTACTTCTCTTTGAATAATTGCCTACAAGAATTCTATTCAATGGGCAGAATGACTGCATGGCTCGCTCAACAAACTCTTTATGAATTGTTTGATTGGGATATTGATCATTGGGATCAGCAGTTATATGATAATGCTACTTGGTCTCAGTATGATTCTATTTGTTATCTTTTCAATAGAATTGATATTGCTCGTAAGCAGAAGATCACTGACGAATATGGTCATGTTCTTGAAGTTAAGACCTATGAACCCACCAAAGCAGATAAGCAGTTAATGGAAAAGAATACTATTCATCTTATGGAAGAAATGAATAGGAGAATGCCTTTTCACGTTGACATATACAATATTGAATCAGTTGAGTGTGAGTTTCGTAAGACTGCCTATGGTCCTAAGATTAAGGAGTTTACATTCTGGACTACTAATGAATTGGTAGAGATGTATGATAAGCTATTAGATCTTTGGAAAGATTATGATGGTCCAGGTAAGGTTGATTGGACTCCATATGTTGTTGGGTTTATGACGAAAGGTAAGAATGTTACGGACTATGGTTTTCATCCAGACTACTTTAAGGTAATGGTGAATACAGGTCTTAATCTTAATACTCATCATCTTTATAAGGATGAGTTAAACGCTCATGAGTTGTTAGAGCTTCCTAAGATTATACCTACCGCTGCTCATACTATGAAAAGCGAATGGGAGCAATCTTTTGATGTCAAGAAAAGAAAGGTGTTATGTAAGAAGTATAATCCTGTAAACTATCTAAAATTTAAACCAAAAGATCATCCTGCTTGGAGTGATAAAGCAGTTGACTTTTCTTATTGTTCATAGTAATATAATAATTGTGTGAAAGCACCGAGAGCTACTCTTACTCCAGTCAAGACCTCTCTCGTTAAAAAACTGACATAAAGGAGAAAAAATGTCTAAGAAAATTCGTGTCGCCGTTGTTGGCGTTGGTAACTGTCTGTCGTCTCTCTATCAAGGTCTTGAGTATTATAAAGACCACGATGAAGAGAACATTCCTGGTATTATGTTTTCACGTATCGGTGGTTATCATCCTTCCGATATTAAAGTTGTAGCAGCATTCGACGTTGATCGTCGTAAGGTTGGCCGTCCTCTTGGCGAAGCTATTTTCGCAAAGCCAAACTGTGCTCGTGTATTCTGTGATGATGTTCCAGATGGTCCAATCGTTCAGATGGGTCCTGTGCTTGATGGTGTTTCTGAGTATATGCAGTCTCAACCAGAGAAATATGGTTTCCGTGTTTCTAATGAAGAAGCAGTTGACGTTGTCGCTGCTCTGAAAGAATCTCGTACAGAGATCCTTATTAATTATCTACCAGTCGGTTCGCAAGAAGCAACAGAGTTCTATGCTCAGTGTGCTATCGACGCTGGTGTATCTTTCCTAAATTGTATTCCTGTCTTTATCGCTTCTGATCCTAAGTGGGAGAAGAAGTTCATTGATGCAGGTCTGCCTATCGTTGGCGATGACATGCGTTCACAGGTTGGCGCTTCTATTCTCTCGCAGGTTCTTCAAGAGCTCGCATTTGATCGTGGTGCTATTGTAGACTTCCATCAGCAGTTGAATGTTGGTGGTAACTCTGACTTCAATAACATGATGGTTCAGAGCCGTCTTGCTTCTAAGAAGAAGTCAAAAGAGAATGTTATTCGTGCTCAGAATGATCTCCGTGGTATTCCTATTGATTCAGAAGCATTGTTCGCTGGTCCGTCAACCTTTATTCCTTATCTAAAAGATAATAAGGTTGCTTATCTTAACATCCGTCTCCGTGGTTTCGGTGATGCTCCTATTACAATTGACGCTAAACTCTCTGTTCAAGATTCAGAGAATTCTGCTGGCGTTGTTATTGATGCTATCCGTTATCTGAAGGTTGCTAAGGAGATGGGTATCGTTGGTGCTCTCCGTGGTCCTTCTGCTTGGACTCAGAAGACTCCTCCGCAGCAGATGCAATATTCAGATGCTAAAGCTGAATGTACTGCTTTTGCTGAACGTGACACAAACGCTCTAAAGGCTAAGAACTACTATGCGTAAGATTAACACTTTCGATATTGATGGTGTTATCTTCTTAGAAGAACACGATGGGATCTATCCAGGTCCCATCGATATCATTATTACAGGCAGAAGCTACGAAGAGACAGAAGAAACTCTTGCGATGTTGAATCGCAAGGGTATTAAGAATAAAGTATATTTCAACCCAGAGACATTTGATGAGAAGTCAAGAGAGTCTTCTGGTAGGCATAAAGCAAGAACAATAATTCAGTTAAAACAAAATGGATATGAACACGGTGTTCATTTTGAAGATGATGAAGTTCAGATAGCAGAGATTAAGAGATTAATCCCTGACATCCGTATTGTTCATGTTGTTTCAGATCTTGTTAACAAAGAGAATGTGAGACGTAAATGAGAGTAATCGCTAT